TCCATCTCCATATCATCCATTGCTGGCTCTTCTGGCATATCATCCATTGGAACCTCTTCAACCTCATCGGCGGAGACTTCCATCTCTTCATCGCCCATTGGCATCTCTTCTTCGTCATCACGCTGGGCTGGATCCATGCCATACCCCATCTCATTCATTGGAGATATCGAAGCAAGCTTCATAAACCTGCGCATCTCCCCTTCACTTAAAAGTCGCTTTGTTTTTCTACGAGCCATTATAATATCTCCTTCAATAAACTCATCAATAAATAGTGGTTATGATTCATAAACACCAAAACTATCACATTTATTTAGTAAAATGGTTTTCAACCGCGATAAAGCTTTGGTTTCTATTTGCTTAACTCTTGCGATTGATACCCCAAGACGTTCAGCAACTTGCTTTAAAGTCATACGTCCATGTAGATAAATAGATATCTTGGAACAATTATGCTCATTTTTATAATCAATCCAGTCTCTACAGTCACTTTTTTCACAACAAACATTTTTAATTACACACTCAGCAGAACATTTTGGTAATTTAGCTCTCATAGATCTGGAAACTCCGCTTCAATAACATCAAAAAGATCCTCTACCTCATCATCAGAGAAACCTAGATCATTATAATCTTGTATGCCCTTCGCTGTTAGTCGTTCTGCTTTCTTCTTTCTTTCTTTTGAGCGAGTTGCTATCTCTTCTGTATAGTTCATTATTCTGGGGTCTTCTGTGAGGACTCCTGTTATAATATGGCGGAAAAATTTAGCTTGAGTTATGTTTAAATATTTTAATTTTAGAACCAGTTTTGTGTGACGATGTAAGTTATCGGTAAAAACAATTCTTTTTTCATTCTCATCATTATATTGGTACTGATAATTGTTAGACATTACCACTTCCTACTTTTGCTGGCGATATGAGTATTACTCTCAGTGACACCGGCGGAAGTTTGACGAACAAACATTGCCTTGGCCTGAAGTTCTCTGATGTTTCTGGCACCTGAATAACTTAGGCCGCTTCTAATGTTCCTTTTTAGGTCTGCGAGTATATCATCAACATAGCCATGATAAGGCACATGACTGGAGATACCTTCGTATGAAGAATAATTTCCCCTCCAACTCATTTGGGCCTCCTTGCTAGCCATGCCTCTGTAGGTCTTCCAAGAGCCGTACTTGTCTTTTAATATGTCACCCGGTGTCTCATGGGTACCTGCCAATAAAGAGCCGAGCATCACAGCGTCAGCCCCCGCAGCGAGTGCCTTTACAATGTCTCCTGCGTTACGAATGCCCCCGTCAGCAATGATGCCAACATTCCTGTCTGTCTTTGCACATTCTACGATTGTTTGAAAACCCGGTATACCGTGTCCGGTCTGAATTCTCGTGGAACATATAGAGCCGCCGCCGATATTACAGCGAACTGAGTCTGCACCCCAATCAGCCAAATCATTGATTCCATCCAGTGTGGCTACATTTCCAGCCATAATGTGGATTCCGCCGGGGAGTGACTTTTTCAAATTGTATAGTGCCTCTTCCATTAATATGTGATGGCCATGCGCCACATCAACACAAATATAATGTACTCCAGCAAAAACTAGCGCTTGTGCTCTTTCAATGAAATCGCCCGTAACGCCAACTGCAGCACCTACATAATGATTTGTATCCATGCTTGGCATGCCTGTTTCGTGAGCAAAACACTCATTGACTTCTTTAACAATATTTGTTTGCACTTCAATAGTGTTATATCGATGAATAATACCAGTTCCCCCCATGGTACCCATAACAAAAGCCATTGAAGTCTCTGTAATAGTGTCCATAGGGGAAGAAATAATTGGCAGGTTTAATATTAACCCTGCGCCTAAATTGGTTGATGTGCTGACTTCTGCTCGACTTTTTATATCGCTATACTGTGGAACTAATAGCACATCATCATATGATAAACTTTTCTGCATTAAAACTCCCTTAAAAAATTTCTAATGTTGTTACCAGTATACCACGTTTTTTTATCCGGGTCAACTGGTTCATTAATAAATTTTCGTCGGGGCTTGTTAGAACCGCTCTCTACCATACAAACACTCGGAACTCCCTCAAAATCGAGTACCTTTTCAACATCCGGGTAATCTGCGATATTGAATACAAAAAAATTAATATTGTTAAACTCATCCGACAATATATCAAATATTGGCTTCAATTCACGACAATAGTGACAACGAGTGCTGTAAAATTTAATTATACATTTTATAGGTGCTTTAACTTGCCCTGACAGAATTTTTTGCAGCCCCCTCTTACTGAGTCTGGTTACCATTCTTCTTGCCTCCTCGGCGCTCTGCGCGTTTGATATCAGCCTTCTCCTCTTCAATGAGATGCCAGAGCTTTACACGCTCCTTAGAGGCTCCCTGGTCCTCCCCAAGACGCTCATTGAGCCGGCGCACCTGCTCCTCATTAGAAATCGACTGGCGGTATGCCTGACGGTCTTCATCCTCCTCTCTCAATTGTTCTTTGCGCACTGCGCTTCTATTGATTCGACTCTTGTTGCCCATCATTACCTCCTGTTTGTTTGATAGCTTCTTTTGTCTTTCTGATACACTCTGGGCAAAACAGACGAACTGTTTCACCATTTACCACCACGCTCCAAGAAAATGCCATTTCTTTACTTTTTTTATCAAAAGCCTCAGTACATGTATTGCACCTGTCTGGTAGTTTATGAAATAAATTAACTTGATCCGCCATCTTCTGGTTGGGATCACCTTTCTTGCGTTTGCGTTCCGCTTCTCTTCGCTGCTTCCTATTCACGTTCCATTGTCCTCACTAAAGTTCCGAAGGGAGAAAGCGCTGATGTGAATATCACAACAGCAGATGGGAATGGCGCAGAGTTCTCTGAATCTCCAAACTTCAACCTACCTTTTATAAAATATATCGCCTGCGCCTTCATCACATAATCGTGCCAATACTTCGTGTCGGTGCGCGCTGGAATCAGACACACAACCGTCGTATTGGGCTTTTTTCCCTCTTCATAAGCTTTTTTGAGCCAATCCTTGATAGCTCTACCGTAAGGAGGATTCATAAAAACCCTGTTTCTAGCCCAACTTTTATTAAGTCCGTCATCTTTAGCTGTAAAGTGTTTTGAGGTTTTATTGTTTGCCCCATCAGAACATGGGTCTAGTGTAAACGGACCAAAGTCCCTATTTAATTTATTATAAAAATCTTGTGGAGTAGTCCATTCCGTCGACTTAGAGCTAAATATAGTCTCTTGTGTATTTTTATCCATTGTTATGTCCTATATATCCCTTTCTGCGCGCTTCTTGTGGTGATGTGTCCCAGCCGTGCATGGTGCCCAAGGAAAAATCACTTGCTGGATTGTGAAGATCTACTCCAAACCCGGCACCGTCACATTCAGGATCGCTCTTAGAGCCACAGCCGGCCAAGTTACCAAACCGATCTCTCTTCAGTTGGGAAGCCGGAAAAATGGACGCACAATGAAGGCAAAATACTTCTTCTTGCTCTCGAATACCATGTGGAGTCCTTGTTCCAGAGGTCGAAGTTTCCGACGGAATCAGTGGGTCACTATAGCCAAACGGCACACATTCTTCTTGGGACAATACTATCTCATTTGTCCCCGGTACCACTTCTTGTAATTCCTGCGACAAAGGTTCTAATAGCATCGCCCGGCCGATATCAACAATCATTTGGTTTTGGCGCTCTATTTCTTCATAATCGATTTTCTTTTTATTACCCATCCGTACTCCCCAAAGCTCCATCAGCCCTATTGCTGATTGTAACTGAATCTTGGTATAATTCTGATTCCTTTACCTCATACAAGCGAAACGGTGGGGCGAGTAAAAGCAAGCCTTGTGCCACCTTCATGCCGGGATTTACAATAAAATGTTTCGACCCAATATTATGAAGATTTACAAAAATCTCACCCTCATAGCCAGAATCTACAACACACGCACCAACAATTAACTGCTTCTTGGCAGCGTTGCCTGAACGGTTTTTAATCTCAAAACAATACCCGTGAGGGATTTCCAGCTTTATTCCTGTCGGAATTAATACAGACCCAGCAACAGGAATTTGCAGCCTACCTTCAACATCGATAAAATTACCCATTTTATCGTAATCGCCCAGCTTAAACCTATCTGGACTGTAACACAGGTCAAGGCCCGCATCCGATGGGTTAGCCCTAACTGGGGTAAACACACAGGGGCGGGCCTTTGAATATTTAAGTATCATGTCACCTCTTGTCCTTCAGGTTCGCGAGTCTCTTTAGTAAACATCTCGATGTTTTCCCAAAGTTCATCAAGGTCAAGCTTACCCATATTGGCTTGAGTAACAAGACGATAGGCACGGACAGTAGCCGCAAGCTCGTGAGTTGTTAGCCAGCCCTGCTCGCGATATTCATCGCGGAGGTCACGCTTTTGATCCTTATAGACTTCCATTTCATCCTCAATAGCCTTGAGGCTACGGATATATTGCTTTGCAAAATTTTGTTTCTCTTCATGTGATTTCGCCATAGTTGACTCCTTTTCTTAGGCACTCTTAGTATAGCAAAGGTCTTCTCTATTGTCAAGATTTTTTTTCAATATTTTATAAAAAAAAGTATTTCTTGTTTCTGGTAGTATAGTTACTATTAGAAAGCGGAGGTTTGCCGTGTGATTCGAAGAACTGCTCTATTATTAATGAGTCTACTTCTCACAGCCTGTTCACCAGACTACGGCATACTTCCACCAGAACAAATAATAAACCAGCAATACCAGCAAGACACCGCTATTGAAGGTGATGTCTGGGTTGATTCTATGTTTCAGAGGCAGACCACCAATGGTATAGATATTATCTGGATTATCGACCAGAGTGGTTCAATGGCCAATGATTCGGACAGAATTATTGCCGGGATTGAGGCGATGCTCAATTCTTTACCTGAATCTGGTTGGAGATTAAATATTATTTCTACTGACCCTGACTCTGCCTTTGGATATGATTTGTTTCCTATTATCCCTGGTGATAGCTTAGATATGCTAATCGACTTGTTTGCCAGCATGCAGGATCTATCTGGTATTGATGAAAGAGGGTTTTCAGCCATCTATAATTATTTAAAATACAATGATTATTCTGATTGGTGGATGCGAGAAGATGCGGCACTTCTAGTTGTCTTTGTCTCTGATGAAGACGAGCAAAGCACCAGCGATTTTCCTTTTGTTAGCGATTTTGTTGATTGGTTCTCCAGTTTAAAGCATCCAGGCTCTACTTTTGTTGCCTCCATTGCTAATTTAAGTGCCGATGAGACAGTTTGTAATCCGATTCCCACACCTGATGTAGTTGGCAAACGATATACTGAAGCGGCCAATAATTTTAATGGCGCGATAATCGACATTTGCTCGAATGATTGGTCACAAGGGGTTCAAGATGCAATCGATGGTACTGACCCCTATGAAGAAATTTCTTTAACTCACATTCCCGCAGAGGGTAGCGTAAGAGTATTCTTGGATGGTGTCGATACAATTAGTGGTTGGTATTATGATGCTTCCAAAAATATCGTAGTCTTTGAAGTTATACCAGATGGCGGAGTTCTCATCGAAGTCGCTTACATCATTGATGAGTTTAGCAAAAACCAATCATCCTGAAAGACTTACCGACACATCGCGTTGAGAAGCCCCAATCATTGCTATACTCCAGCGCGGCCATATAT